CATAGCTTAATGTAATAATAAACCCTGACCAGATTACAACACCTAGACGCACTGCTGCACCTAGTACTGCCATCTGTTCTTCATGGTCATCTACATTTTCTTTGAGCTTGGTGAAGATTCCTTTCTTTTCTGGCGGTTTTGTTTCCATTTATTTATTTTACCTTGTAGGAACTTCTGTAATCTTTTTTTAATTTGTTCTATAATCGGCTGTGCTACAGTTGTAGCTGCTACTGCTGTAACAGCTGCCACAGTTGTGGTAACTAATATATCAGCCGGTGGTATAGGTATAGGTGGTAAGGGTGGTAAGTTTAGTTTTGGAGCTGGAGGTGTCTCTGTCTGTACTGGTTTAGTATCCTCTGGTTCTCTAAGATCACTCGGAGGTACAACCATAGGTACATAGTAAGGCACTTCAGCTTTAGGTAAAGGTATATCTACTGTGTCTACTTCAAATACTGGTATGTCAATGGTGGGTACTTCCATTAAGTCTTCATTATATAACAAAGAACATAGTAAGGAGGTCTGTTTTCGTGTGAAGTACCACCACCAGTACTATGTGTAGTTGCCGATCCTCGGGTGTTTTCACCGGGGTAGTTCCAATCGTTTCTACCCGGACCAAATTGAGTCCAAGAGTGACTTCCAGAACTACCTTTTGTAGTTGCTGTGTGGGTGTGTGCAGGCATTTGGTTAGTAGTTAAAGTTACTGAAGCTGCACCACCTGTATCATTAATAGCATATCCACTACCAGTTCCTCCACCCATTACAAATCTAGCTCGTAAATTAGGCGTACTATTATTACCATCACATATAACCCAACCAGAAGGTATAGCGTTTTCTGCACCTGACCAAATAAGTATCATACCAGAAACAAATGCAGATATACCTGTTAAATTTGCACCACTAACAGCAGGCAATGTAGCTGGAAATCTTGCATCTGGAATTGTCCCTGCCGTAAGATTAGTTGCACTTAATGCTGAAAGATCTTTTGCTGTATTAGCTGCTATAGCTGAGTTAATAGAGTTAGCTAACTTAGCGTCAGTAACTGCATCGTCAGCTATGTGAGCTGTATCTATACTACCATCTACAAAGTGTTCAGAATCCACAGCATCATCTGCTATTTTAGCTCCTGTAACTGCGTCTGCTGCTATTTTAGCTGTAGTCACACCACCGTCAGCTAATGCACCTGTGATATAAAATATACCATTCATGGTTGCATGTGATGTACATATATAATATAGAACATCTGGTGCATCATGTGGTACTTCAAATATTATTGTAGAGCCTCCAGCTCCGGCGTTATTTGTTACGCCTGTGTTGTACTCTAAGCCTCCAGCTCCGGCTACACTCTGTATACGAAACGGATGTGCTCCAGAGGAGTTACCGTTTACAAAGTTATATGTTTTACCACGTGTCAAATACAAGGTAGGGTCGTTGACCGCCCCGGTCAAGCCCTCTCCTGTAAATGTATAGTGGTCTGAACCGCTTGCTCCTAGTGTATAAGTGATGTCTAGAGCATCGGCATGTAGTTTACTAGCTGTAATCTGAGCATCTGCCAGATCAGCTGTATGCACCTGACCGTCTTTTATACCGCCGGTGCTTACTTGTGTTAATGCCATTATGGTTTAGGATATTTGTCTTTGGTTGCTTTAATGGTAGCTTTCCAAGCATCTATACCATTATGGTAGATGTCATCTAGCTGATCGACCACACTAGGGTATTTGGCTGCTCTATTTCTTGCATAGTCTTGTGCATCAAAAGCATCTTGCATTGCTTTTAATCCGGCATTTATTTCAGCTTCAGAAGGTTTTGTACTACCATCTAAAATTGTTAAATTAGCATAGGTCATTTTAGTTTCATCACACCATGCTCCTTCCTTTGTTCCGCCTTCATACCATCCAAACCATTGTCCGCTTTTAATAGTACGGACATAATCGTCAATATGATTAGGTCTTCCTGTGTTTATGTCCATAGTTATAGATCCGCTAATTTAACAAAAACAACCATATTACCGTCACCGGCTCCGATATTTGAAGCTTCAGAAGACTGCCACCAAAATGCTACTTTGTCGTTAGTTGTATTTGTTACTTTTACAATAGCTTCGCAAGTAGCTGCTGCCCAACCATAACCATTACTGGTTCCACTAAAAGAGTTTATATTGCACTGCCCTTCTGCTATTTGATGTATCGGTGGGTTTGCGTTACTATTAGTTCCATATATTCTATTTCCACCGATTCTCATGTTTAAATTTTGACCTGAAAACTTTAAACAATAAGAAATATAATATATTCCTGTAGAAGGAAAACTAAATATTCCAGATGATTCTGTTATTAGTTTTCCGCTAGGACCATTGGCCCAACTTCCCCCCGGACCACCGGGTTTTCCCCAACCAGAGGTTATATAACCGTTACCGCTAGTATTACTAAATCCTTGTCCGTGAAATGTATCGTAAACCGAGCCTGCTGCACTTTCAGCCGGTAAATCTGTAAATGATAATGCACCAGAACCATCAGTCTTTACAACTTGGTTAGATGTTCCATCGGATGAAGGAAAGGTTAAGCTGTTAATTGTTGTTGCATTGATAGCACACTTACCGCTGCCATCTAATGTTATAGCGTCTCCTGACGCACTGTTTGATCGTACTTGATCGACTAATATTCTGCTCATGGTTGTATCTCCAACGCTATAATTTGTGGTACACCAACACTGTAGTTATAAGATAATCTGTTAGTACTACTTGTTCTGTATATTGCAAATTGATAAGTATGAGAGCTAGTATCTGGAATATCAACTAAACAAACATGAATACCAGTTTGACCTATCCACATTTGCTCTTGTGAATACCATTTCTTTTCAACTAACTTAGTTCCACTTGTACCATCTCTCCACAACGCCATATACCAATTACTTGCATCTTCAATCAACATATGGTGATTATGATGTATAAGTAATTTATTACTTGCACTTGCACCTGTATAAGTAAGTTGTGGACCAACTAATGTATAACTACTTTGTGCTCCATACTGATCTACAGCAGTTGAAGTTGCAAGGCCAAATCCTACAACTTTACCGCTTTGATCTGTTGCCCAACCAAGATTACCAGATCCATCAGTTTTCATAATCTGGTTTGCACTACCGTCAGCATTAGGTAACTTAAAAGCTACTTCAGTAGATGTAGGTGCGGATGTAGGTGGGTTAAGCGATACGCTGTTACCACCCGAATGTTTTAATTTTATACTCATGATGCGTCAACCTCCATTAAAGTTAGAGTATGAGCGTTGGCTCCCTCATTAAACAACCAAATTGTATTAGAACCCGATTCTCTTTTCAAAGCCACTCTATAAGTATGCGAGTTTGTGTCAGCAGGGTTATCTAAATATACATGAGAACTTCTGGTTGCTTTACAAGTACCATCAGACTCACGAAGGTTTGCATATGTTTCTTCATAAATCATAGTGGTATCTCTAAAAAGTTTTAAAGCACATCTACCAGCTCCCGACCCACCTATATATGGGTTAAGACTAAGCATAACTAAAACTTTATTTGAGCTTGATGTTAGAGTAATACTCTGACTCATTCCTCCTACATCTGCACCTTCACCATCCTGACTGGCTGTAGAAAAATCTCCACTATTAGCCGATGCTTGTTTAAATTGTAAAACTTTACCACCTTGAATTGTAGATTTAGCTGGTGTAACTGCATTACTAGCTATCATGTCGGTATCTACTATACCGTTGGGTAAACCACCAACAGAAATTCCTGTGATAGTACCATTACCATTAATTTGTATTGCCATAATTATACTATTGTGTAAACACTACCACTAGGTACTGTCAGTGTAACGCCATTTGCTATAGTGATCGGCCCAGCACTAAGAGCGTTTTTGTTTGTTGAAATTGTGTAGTTGTTAGATATAGTCTGTGAGTTCTCATAGATACATCCATCAGCTACTGCTGAAGCTACACCTGTTAAACTACTACCATCACCTGTGTAGGATGTTGCACCTAAAGCTCCTGTTGCAGAGTTAAAGGTCAGATTACTACCACTCTTAGGTGCTAGGTCTCCACTTGCTGCTGTAACAAATACAGGAAAACAAGTTGTGTCTGATGACTCATCTGCTACTGGTATAGTAGAAGTGTTGATAGAGTTTGTAGATGCTGCTGTAATACGTCCCTGAGCGTCTACAGTAATCGCTGGAATTGCTGTGGCTGAACCATAGCTTGCAGCGGTTACAGACGTGTTAGCGAGCTTATCCGCAGTCACTGCGTCGTCAGCTATTTTTGCTGTAGTTACATTTGCATTTACGATAGAAGCTGTTACTACTGCACTACTAGCTAGTTGATCTGCACCAACTGCATCGTCTGCAATTTTAGCTTGTGTGACTCCGTCATCTGCTATCTTTGCTGTTGTAACTGCACCACTTGCAATTTTAGCAGCTGTTACTGTACTATCACTTGGTGTACCAATACTTACTGAGGCTCCGATGGTGATAATAAAGAAGTCAACACCATTAACAGGGGCGGCAGAAAAGATAATATCACCACCGTCGAGAGCAAATCCTTCGCTGGGTTGGCTTGTACCTGTGTTAGGTTTTTGAACGACTCCATTGATAGAAACAAGCATTTGCTGTGCAAAAGTGCCTGCGTTGCTAAGTGTAAATCTATAAGCTGATCCATTAAATGTTGCACTGCCTCCACCAGTTCCTGATGAACTAGATATTGTGTTTATAAAAAAGTTACCTATTGTTTGAGTTTCTTCCCAAGCACTAGATGTTCCATTATATACGAGAAGTTTGCCTGTGCCAGTATTAAAGAATAAATCACCGCTATCAAGAGAACTTGTAGGGTTCGACGACCCAACTCTATATCTTTCTGAGAAGTCATTAATATCTCCACTAAGGCTGACAAGATCACTTTCTGCAAGTGTAGCTTTATGATAGTTATATACCTGTCCAGAACCAGTTGATGTTACAATAAAACGTATACCAGCTGCTACAGTAGAACTGTGAAAGTTAGATGGTATGCCGTTTATAGTTACTGTAGATCCACCTACGGTTCTACCTGTTGTACTACTACCACTACCACTTACTACAATACCAGCTGCGTCTGCTATAGAAATAGCAACACCAGATACTGGTTGTGTATTAGGAAATGATACTTCGTTAGCTATAGCTTCAAACCCACCAAATGGTTCTAGTTGTGCAGCTACATAATCTACAACAGCACCAGATGTTGGTACGTGTGAGTCACTGTTAGTTATTGTAGTTTGCTCGCAACCTATCTTACCTATAGTAATTGCATCGTCTGCAATCTTAGCTGTTGTTACGTTTGCATCTGTAATTTTAGATGATGTAACAGAGTTAGATGCTAGTTTGCCGTCTGTAATAGTTGTGCTCGCTATTTTTGCTGCGGTAATTTGACTGTCTGCTATATGAGCAGTATCAATAGATCCGTCAACATAGTGCTCTGAATTAATAGAGTCATCTGCTATTTTTGCTCCTGTAACTGCATCGTTTGCTAGGTCAGCTGTGGCAACACTAAGATCTGTAATGTTAGCACTTGCTACAGTAATATCTGTAGGTAAAGCACCTCCAGCTAGCTTTGCCATTGTCACAGCATTGTCAGCTATCTTAGCTGTTGTTACATTAGCATCTGTTATTTTAGCGGTAGTAACTGCTGCGTCTTTTATTTTAGCTGTAGTTATAGCTGCATCTTTCAGGTCAGATGATAATATTGTTTGATTCTGTTCTTCTTGTGCAGCATATAATAACTGCGTATTGTTGTTGTTAAGATCGCCTGCCTTAACTGATGACCCTGCTGTAAAAGTTGCCTTAGCACTGTCTACGTCTGTATCACGAAAGATACGTATTGCAGCTGGGCTTACTGGTATGTTGCCTGATGTAAAAACAACATTACCGCCGCCGGTGGTTGTGTAGCTTGTTATATTATAGTGTGAGCCTGATGTCTTTATGACACCATCTACATCAACTTTAATATCAGCTTCTTTTATGGAAGGAAAGGAAAACGACTTCGTAGCGTTTCCGTCTCCTGTGTAATCTACGAAAGTTGTTGCCATTACTTATACATTGAAA